TCCACAGAAGAATTAATTTCTACTGGTGTTAAAAATAAAGACGATAGCCAAAATCCATATAAATTTTCAATACCCCTATGCAAGCCTATTCAATTTGAAAGACTTCCACTAAATAATGATCCTTTTCTTTTTGCAAAACATATTACCAATGAAACAAAATGTATTCCAGAAGCTTATAAGTTTTCTTCTATAGAAGACAGAATGACTTTTGCTCGCGGCTTGTTTAAAACAAAATACGCAAAAGACTGGAAAATAAAGTTTGATTATGAAAACGAGACATTGGTTAATGATATTTTAGATTTGCTTAGAAGTCTTGGCGTATCTTGCTTTAAAACTTCAAACACACAGATTTTTATAAATCCATTTAAAATAACGGCAGAGATAATATCTGCTGAATATATAGATGAATACACAGAAATGCAATGCATATCTGTAGATAGCCACGATCATACCTATATAACTAATGATTATGTTGTTACCCACAATTCTTTTATACTATCTTTATATAGTATATTAAGGGCTTTAATGCTCCCAAAAAGAAAAATAGTTATTGTAGGAGCAGCTTTTCGTCAATCTAAAGTATTGTTTGATTACATGGAGACAATTTGGAATAATTCTCCTTTGTTAAGAGATATATGCGATTCTGATAGCGGCCCCAAAAAAGATACTGATAGATATTTATTAAAGCTAAATGATAGCAAAATTATTTGTCTTCCTCTTGGAAATGGCGAGAAAATAAGAGGTCAAAGAGCAAATGATATTATTGCAGACGAGTTCGCATGTCTCGCATCTTCTACTTTGATACAAACAGATCGCGGTCTCGTCAAAATCTCAGATTACCTAAAGGGTAACGTATATAATCTTTTGAATAAAGACAGAGAGTTAGAAACACCAGAAAGAATATTTAAAACGCCCCTAACTGATGTTTATAAAATAACAACTCAAAATGGTTATTCCTTTAAATGTTCGAATATACACCAAGTTATGACAACAGGCGGGTGGAAATTAGCAAAAGATCTTACAGAAGAAGACAATCTTATTTTAAGTTCGAATAACTACTTCCCAAGTGATTATATTTCTTATAAAGATACTTTATTAGATGAAAAGCTAGGCTGGCTACTGGGTATTCTTGTTTCTGAAGGAACCTGCACAAATAGAAACTTTATTTCCATAAAAAATACAAACAGAGCTTTAATAGATAAATTAAAAAATAACTTTCAATTTGATTGGAAGGAATATCATAAAAATGCATACTTAGATCCTAGAGGATGGAATTGTAAAGAGTCGTGGGAGCTTATATATAGCGATACAGTTTTTAGAACCGCCCTTAGAAAATTTGGTCTTTCAATGGGTGTCTCATATGAAAAAACTATACCATCTAAGATTTTACAGTCACCAAGATCTGTTGTAGTTTCGTTTCTTTCTGGTCTTTTTGAGGGCGACGGTAGTGCTTTTAATTATTACGAGCATAATAAAAAGAGGATCGGTGTTGCTTACTATAGTTCTTCAAAAAAACTAATAGATACACTCCAGATATTACTTTTAAAGTTTAATATTACATCTTCTATTAGAATAAAAAATAGCAATATTTCTAATAGGAAAAATTATATGCTTACTATAAGAGGAGAATCTGCTTATAAGATATATAAATTATTAGACATTATAAAATGGAAAGACAATTTTGAAAATGTTGATTTTTTGATAAAGAAGCCTCAGATAAGATCTGTTACAAAAAAGACAACAAAGTACTATCTTAGTACAACAGAGGGCGGGAAAAACAAGCACCTTGGATCTTTCAATTCTCCAGAAGAAGCTGAAGAATATTTTAAAAAATATACTGAGTCTAAAGACTTTGTTTTTAGAGTTAAAAGTGTTAAAAAACTAAATGGTCAGCAACATTTATATGATTTTTATATGCCAAAAACTAATTCTTTTATAGGAAATGGTTTTATACAACATAACTCTATTCCACGCGATATTTTTGAAACAGTTGTTGCTGGTTTTGCCGCCGTTAGTTCTGATCCAATAGAAAATGTGAAAAAACTTGCATCAAAGAAAAAAGCCGTAGATCTAGGAATAGATTTAGAACCAGAAGAAAATATTATAGAAAATAAAGATAATCAGATTATTTTATCTGGAACTGCTTATTATGACTTTAATCATTTTTCTGCTTACTGGAAAAAATGGAAGTCAATTATAAAAACCAGGGGCGATAAGCAAAAGCTAAGAGAAATTTTTAATGGCGAGGAACCCCCTCAATCGTTTGACTGGAGGCAGTATTCTATTATCAGGCTTCCATATGAACTTTTGCCTGAAGGCTTTATGGACGCTGCTCAGGTGGCTAGATCTAAGGCCACAGTACATACCGGTATTTATCAAATGGAATTTGGTGCTGTTTTTACAAGAGACTCTCAAGGCTTCTTTAAAAGATCTCTAATAGAATCCTGTGTAGCCAATGAAACCAATAATATAAAAGATTCTGTTGGAAATGACATAATTTTTGAAGCAAGGTTAATGGGTGATCACCAATCTCAATATTTCTTTGGTGTTGACCCAGCTTCTGAAATTGATAATTTCAGTATTGTTATCATAGAAGCTAGAAACGACCATCGTCGAATCGTTCACTGCTGGACAACAAATAGATCAGAACATCAAGAAAAAGTCAAGCGCGGCCTAGCGAAAGAAACAGATTTTTATGCTTATTGTGCTAGAAAGATTAGAGATTTAATGAGATTGTTTCCATGCAACCATATCGCTATGGATGCCCAGGGTGGTGGTATTGCGGTTATGGAAGCTTTACACGACAAAGATAAAGTTGGGAAAAATGAGCCATTAATTTGGCCGGTCATAGAAAAAGACAAACCAAAACCCTCTGACGGTGAACGTGGATTGCATATATTAGAAATGTGTCAATTTGCAAAATATGAATGGTTGTCTGAAGCTAACCATGGTTTAAGAAAAGATTTAGAAGATAAATTTTTATTATTCCCAAGATTTGATGCCATTACAATAGGTATGTCAAATGTTGAAGACAGCATAAAAGGAAGACTTTATGATACTCTTGAAGAATGCGTAATGGAGATCGAAGAACTAAAGGACGAAATGTCTATGATTCAAATGTCTCAAAGCCCAAATGGTAGAGATAGGTGGGATACCCCAGAAGTAATTGTTGCTGCTGGAAAAAAAAGACGAATGCGAAAAGATAGATATAGTGCCTTGCTTATGGCAAACATGGCTGCTCGAATCCATTCTAGAAAACCAGAAGAAAAAGATTACCAATTTTATGGCGGTTTTGCATATATTGCTGAAAAATCTAAAGACGAAAAGAAAGAAGATGACGATTTTTACATCGGTCCAAGTTGGTTTACCGAAAACATGAAGGATGTATACTGATTTGTGTATAATCAATTACATTTCAATTACATTCCAATTAGGGTAAAGACATGTCTGAGCAAGAAAATTTTATAACCTGGAACGATAACGACCATTCTAGCAAAGAAAAGGCTCTGTCTCAGCTTTCAAAATCTGTAGATGATTACAGCTCTATAAATAAGACCAGCGCTTATCACTACCGTAATTTCCTTGATATTGAACCAAATAAGTCTGTAAGGCCAGGCTTTACCGCTTACGATTATTATTCTTTTCGCCCAGAAGAAAGTGTTCCGGCACAACAAAAAAGAATTATAAAAATGTGCATGGACGCATATGATAAAGTTGGAATTATACGCAATGTTATTGATCTTATGGGCGACTTTGGATGCCAAGGAATAAATATTGTTCATGAAAATAAAAGCGTGGAAGATTTTTATCAGCAATGGTTTAAAAAAGTAGATGGAAAAGAAAGATCTGAAAGATTTCTTAATAATCTCTATAGAACCGGCAATGTAATTATTTATCGCAGTACTGCTAGCATTACTCCAGAAATTGTAAAGTACATGAAATCTGTTGCGGCAGACATTAGGGTGGAAGTTCCAAATATAGAAAAGAATATTATTCCTTGGAGATACAATTTTTTCAACCCCCTTAGTGTTGATTTAAAAGATGGGGCATTAAATATTTTTCTTGGTAAAAAATTCTTTGAAATATCTTCTTCTAAATTTTTTGATAATTTTAAAGACGGTATTCCACAAAATATATTAGAAACTTTACCTGTTGAACTTAAACGCCAAATATCTTCTGGTAAGAGATCTATACCATTAAACCCAGAAAAACTCGCGGTATTCTATTACAAAAAAGACGATTGGAACTTCTGGGCAAACCCAATGACCTATGCAATACTTGATGATATAATTATGTTAGAAAAAATGCGTCTTGCAGATCTTTCTGCTCTTGATGGTGCAATTTCTAATATTCGTCTGTGGACCCTTGGTAATCTTGAACATCAAATTTTACCAAATAAGGCCGCCATTAATAAGCTTCGCAATATTCTTGCTAGCAACGTTGGGGGCGGAACGATGGAGCTTGTATGGGGCCCAGAACTAACTTATACAGAATCAAATAGCCAAGTCTATAAATTCCTTGGTAGCGAAAAATACCAATCTGTTTTGAATAGCATATATGCTGGCCTTGGTGTCCCACCAACTCTTACTGGAATGGCAAATAATGGCGGCGGTTTTACAAATAATTTTATTTCTTTAAAAACCCTTGTAGAGCGCCTGCAATATGGGCGAGATATGCTTGTTAAATTCTGGGAAAACGAAGCTGAAATCATTAGAAAGGCAATGGGTTTTCGCAAGTCGCCACATATAGTTTTTGATCAAATGTCGCTTTCTGATGAAGCTAGCGAAAAACAGCTTTTAATTCAGTTAGCGGATAGAGATATTATCAGCCACGAAACCGTTCTTGAAAGATTCAAAGAAATACCAAGCGTTGAAAAAGTTAGACTTCAACGTGAAAACAATGAACGAGAATCTGAAAAATTGCCAGAAAAAATCGGCCCCTTTAGCACTCCTGAGCTTAAAAAATTACCAGGAACACCTGAGGCCGCACCTGAAAATGGTCGCCCATTAAACAAAAGAGATACAAAACCAAGAAAGAAAAGGGTTGACACTCCAAAATCCACGCCCGGCTTGGCAAACATGTTTATCTGGACAAGCTCTGCGTATGATAAAATTTCTGCCTTTTTAAATGAAGGCTATCTTTCTATTAAGAATAAATCTAATATGCGACAACTTTCTAAAGCAGAAACCGCTGATCTTGAATTTATAAAACTATATACTCTTGTAAATTTAAAGCCAATGACTGAGATTACAAACGAAAAAATAAAGGCCGCAATTGTATCTCATTTTGGAATACCAAAAGACCTAGAAAACATAATAAAACACAATAAAATCAACACTTATGATTTAACAATTGATGATTATAAAAAGACCATTGTGGCGACCTATACAGAGTATATCTTAAGCAAAAACTAATTTTTTGTGTATATTTGTTAGAGGCAAATATGAGCAAAATTAAAGTATTTAATAAAGAAGTAAAAGACGGTGTTGCCGACTTGGTTTCATCCCAAGCGTCTATCGCCTACTGCTCTGAAGCGTCTATTCACAAGGGTAATATAGAAACAATTTCTGATAAAGATTGCTTTCAAAGAATTGTTGCTGAAAATAAAGGTCAAATAGATCTTTATTATTTAGAATCAGTACTTGTTTCTACCGGATGGAATAAAAACGATGACGTTTTTCTTTCAGACGCCACGTGGCAAGCAAGAAACACGCCAGAAGATAAACAATTTAATTATATGCATGATGAGAATGATATCATCGGGCATATCACTGGAAGCTATATTCTTGATAAAAGCGGAAAAGCAATAAGTAAAAATCAAGAAATAGCCCCAGAAGACTTTGATATTATAACACAAGCTGTTCTTTATAATAGCTGGACGAACCCTGAAAATAAAGACAGGATGGATAAAATCATTTCTGAAATCGAAGAAGGGAAATGGTTTGTTTCCATGGAATGTCTTTTTGCCGGTTTCGATTATGCTGTTATTGATAAACTTGGCAATTCAAAAATTGTTTCTAGAAATGAAGATTCGGCCTTTTTAACTAAACATCTACGTTCTTATGGAGGTAGTGGAGAGTATGAAGGCTACAAAATTGGTCGAGCATTAAGACAAATATCGTTTTCTGGGAAGGGCTTGGTTTCAAAACCAGCAAATCCCAGAAGTATTATTTTTGTACCAAAAACTGTAGCAACATTTATTGTTAGCGAACAAGACGTTAATTTTTCTATAGGAGAAAAAAATATGGCCGATACCACAATTTTGGAGAAGCAGTTGGCAGAATTGCAAACTGAACTTGCTTCTGCAAAAGAAGAAAACGCTACAATCAAGGCAAAGATAGAAGAAGCAAAAGATAAAGAAATTGCTTCTAAAATTTCTGCTTATGAGACGACCATTTCCGAAAACGCAAAAACAATTGCCGATTTGGAAGAAAACATTAAATCCACTCAAGCACGCATCGCTGAACTAGAAGACGCTTTGGCTAAATCTAATGATCAGCTTTCTGCTGCTATGAAAGACATGGAAGAAATGAAAAAGAAAGAAAAGATGCAGAAGAGAATGGCTACTTTGATCGAAGCTGGCTTCGACCAAGAAGAAGTCAATGAATCTCTTGCTTCTTTTGAGTCTTTGGCAGACGAGGTCTTTGATTCTGTTGTCGCGGCTATGAAGAAAAAAATGGCCAAGATGTACAAGAAAGAAGAAGAAAAGCCGATGGCTGAAGTAGCCACTCCTGAGACATTCGAAAATGTAGAAACAACTGAAGCTTCTTTGGTTGAAACAGTTACTCAAGACGAAACACAAACAACTAGGGCTAGCATTGCAAGCTGGCTCGAAAACAATATTCTAAACAAGAAAAAGTAAATCTTTATAGGAGAATAAAAACATGGCTTTAAAAGCAGATAGACACGAAGAACAAACAGATATTTCTTTTTTTTACAACGCTGGCACCGCAACTCGTGGTGGAGTTGTTGTTCTTGATAATGTTAACGCTTCCGGTGCCGCTATGGACCAGGGTGTTAACCTTGTTAAGTACGCTCAAGCAGCCGCAACAAATGTTCCTGTTGGAATTTTGTTGAATGACGTTGTAAATAAGGATCTTACCCGCACTCACTTGAACCAGTTTAAAGACGAAGTTCAAAAGGGCGGTAAGGTTACCGTTATGACCAAGGGCTGGGTTGTTACTAATAACATTACCGGAAGTCCTACTCCTGGTCAAGTTGCTTATGCTGATTCGGCAACTGCTGGTAACATTACCACTTCGGCTTCCAATGCTCAAGCTTCTGGAAATTTGGCAATTGGCCGTTTTATGTCCAACAAGGACAGCGACGGGTATGCTAAAGTTTTCGTAAACCTTCCCAACTTCGGCCAATAATATATTAATATAAAAGGAGAATAATATGTCGTATACAGAAAGACCAAGCGATGAGTTCATCGCATTACTAAAGAAATCGGGTAACGCTGATCAAAACATCGCTCTTGCTGCTCAGCATGAATTTGCTAAGGCTCTTGAGCTTCCTTTGCGTAAGGGTGTTTTGGTTGGAAATATCCTTGGCGATATTTTTGAAACAATCAATGTAGAGCCCGGTGGATCGACTGAATATCCCTTGGATTTGATCAGCCCAGGTCTTGAAGGTGAGCATGTTGCTTACACCAATCCTGGTCATGGTCGTATTCCTGAGCGAAGCGTCGAAAGTGACTATGTAACCATTCCAACTTATAGCATTACAAGCTCGATTGACTTCTTGCTTCGTTATGCTCGTGAAGCCCGATGGGACATTGTTGCTCGCGCGATGCAGGTTCTCGAAGCCGGTTTTGTTAAGAAGATGAACGATGATGGCTGGCATACAATTCTTGCCGCTGGTGTTGATCGTAACATCCTTGTTTATGACGGCGATGCCACTGCTGGCATGTTCACAAAGCGGCTTGTATCTTTGATGCAAACCGTTATGCGTCGGAATGCTGGCGGTAACACCGGTTCGGCTAATCGTGGTCGTCTTACTGACCTCTACGTTTCGCCAGAGGCTTTGGAAGATGTTCGCAACTGGGGTCTTGATCAAGTTGACGAAGTCACCCGTCGTGAGATTTATACCGCTAGCGAAGGTGGTGCTCCTATCACCCGCATTTTCGGTTGCAACCTTCACGACCTTGATGAGCTTGGCGAAGGTCAAGAATATCAAAACTTCTTCACTTCGTCCACTGGCTTGGCTGGTGCTGTTCAGGCTAGCGACGTTGAATTGGTTGTTGGCTTGGATCAGTCCACCCGCGACAGCTTTGTTATGCCGATGAAGGAGCAACTTCAGGTCTTTGAAGATCCAATGCTTCACCGTCAGCAACGCGCTGGCTACTATGGCTGGGCTGAACTTGGCTTTGCTGTTCTTGATAACCGTCGAGTTATTTTGGGCAGCTTCTAAGTTATTTACATTCAAAATGTAATCCAATTAGGGGTTTTTACCGTAATGGTAAAAGCCCCTTTTTTGTGTATAATAGGTTGTATAATTTTCTAATTTGGGACTTTAGGAGGCGAAAATGGCCGCTTTATCTGATTATTTGGAGTCTGGACTATTACACCACGTTTTTCGTGG